AACTTCAGCAGACTACTTAGCAGGTCAAATGTTACAGAAGGGTCAAGTATCAGATTTTCTTGGTATGAAGTGGGTACATGCAGAGTTCATCAAAGCAGCAGATGGCGCATCAGCTACAGGCGTTGCTTATACTCGTTCTGCTTTAGAAATTGGTATCAATACTATCTCTCCATTGAAGATCGTAGAAGTAGAAGACGCTAACCGTTATCACTCAATTGGTGAAATAAAATCGCTAGGTGCAGTACGTACCGATGAGAAACGTGTAGTAGCGTTTAAATTCAAAATTTAATAGCAGTAATAACACAGCTAATTAAATAATTAAAGCTCCTTATCTGTAACAGGGTAGGGGGCTTTCAATACTTAATAATAACAATAACTAAGGACGCTACATGACAACAAAAGTAGATATATGCAATCAAGCTTTAAGCCTAATCGGTGCAGACAGCATTACAAGCTTCGATGATAAAACAAGTATAGCTAAACGTATGAAAGGACTGTATGACACATCACGTAAAGCGTTACTTAGACTCCATCCATTTAACTTCGCAACTAAGCGAATCAAATTATCTCCACTCACACTTAAACCAGACTTTGGTTATGAGTATCAATACCAACTTCCAAACGATCTAATCAGAATTATTTCAGCTAATACAGAAAACTATGCACTAGAAACAGACAAACTACTAACAAACGATTCATATATCGAATTGATCTATGTATTCGACAATACAAACGAAGAGACTTTCGACTCACTATTTATTGAATGCCTAATCCTTTATCTAGCATCAAAAGCAGCTAAACCAATTACAGGCTCACAAGGAGCAGGGGAGTCCTTTTACATCCAAGCTCAAGACCTAATCAAACAAGCTAAAGCTGTGCAGGCACAAGAAGTAATCAGTATGCAATTCTTTAAAGAAGACGACTACACATTAACGAGACGACATGGCTAAGATCAGTTTAATTAAAAACAACTTCACAAGTGGCGAACTCAGTCCACTAATTTGGATGCGTACAGATCTAAATCAATTCAGAAATGGGGCTAAGTCAGTTGAGAATATGCTACCAATCATTGAAGGTGGTATTAAGAAAAGAGGTGGTACAAAACTACTCAGAGTTGAACAGGATGCTATTAGGATCATTCCGTTCATTGTTAGTCATGGCAACAACTATCTTGTCGTATTCAAGCCTTACTCAATTAATATTCTTACAGCAGAAGGCGTATTAGTTAAAACATTTACAACTCAGTACACAGCATCACAAGTCAAAGACATCAACTTCTGCCAGAGTCGCTATAACCTTTGGCTAGTACATGGAGATCATCCTGTATCCTGGATCAGATGTTCAGAAGATTTCACGAATTGGGCATTCGATAAGTTCACCTATTCAGTACCGCCCTTAGAAGATGCATATACTCCTGCATTACCGCTTAAATCCTCAGAAATAAACGTAGGCAAGACTACAGTTTTAACTGCTTCAATATATGCAGTTCACACAGCCAATAAGCAATATACGGTAGGCGATATTTGTTATGTATTTGGTGCTAACTGGACCATGAAATACTACAGATGTTTAGTAGATCACATGAACCAAACACCTAAAGACACTTATGCAAGTACAACAGATCCAGACACAGGCGATATTATTTATACAGAAACAGTATATTGGCAATCTATTGCACCTGAAGAAGCTGTAGCTTTTAATGCTCAAACAGTTGGCAAATACATCTTCATCAACAGTGGTGTAGTACGTGTAGACCGCTTCATTTCAGCAACACAGGTATCTGGTGAGATCTTAGTTAAGCTGAGTGCAAATATTGAAGCTATTGCTCGATCATGGACAATCAAAGAACCAATTTTTAACAATACATTTGGCTACCCAAGAGCAATAACTTACTTCCAACAACGATTAGTTTTAGCAGGCTCAAAGAAGTACCCAAACTATATTTGGTTGAGCCGAACAGGTGATGAATCAAACTTCTTAACAACTACATTAGATGGCGACTCATTTACTGTAGCTGCATCATCCGAACAACTTTCAAACGTCCTACATCTTAGTCAGAGTAGAGGTATTGTCGTTTTTTGTGGTGGATCAGAACTAACCATTAATGCTCAAGATTCACTAAGTCCAACGAATGCAAATATCCTAGAACATACAGCTTATGGAATTGTGCAGACTATTAAGCCGATCAAAGTAGGATCTGAACTGCTATTCGTACAACGTGGAGCAGAACGAATCCGAACACTTGTTTATGACTATGCTCAAGATGGCTTGGTATCGAATGAGCTATCAGTATTAGCTTCACATCTTGGAGAAGAAGGAGCAGGCTTTAAAGAAATGACGTATCAGCAAGAACCTGATTCTGTTATTTGGCTTGTTATGAATAATGGAAAGTTAGCAACTCTCACCCTAGACAGAGAGCAGTCAGTTATAGCCTGGGCTAAACATGATATAGGTGGCAATGTGATTAGTATTACATCTCTACCTTCAACGACAGGTGCAGATAAAGTCTATTTCCTAGTCAATCGAAATGGCACATTACAAATTGAACAGCTACAGGAAGAGCTATTACTTGATACAGCAATCCAAGCTACTGTAACTAGATCAGATGATAAATGTACTGTAACCAATACTTTAATCGGCAAGCTAGGAAATGATATAGCAGCTTATTATAAAGACTCAGTACATACCTATGCCGTACCTATTCTTAATAGAACAGGAAATACCATTCATATTGAATGTGATGAACAGGTCAATCAGATTTATATAGGCAGAAAGTTCACAGCTAAAGTCAGTCTATTGTCACCAGATATAAGCCAAGCTCCGACAACAACCAATCCATCACTATTCAAAGTCGATCATCTCAACCTATATATGTACAAGTCCATCAATCCAAAAGTGAACGGTGAAATTGTTGAACTCAAAGAATTTGATGAAGAAACATTACATAAGCCAAAGCCATTTACAGGGCAACAAAGAATTGCTTTAGATGGATGGAACACATACGACAACTTTAAGCTTGTGATAGAGCAAGATGAACCACTGCCATTTCATATAACAGCAACCGTATTAGAATTAAACATAAACGATAGATAAGAATGTATAGAGTAGAACACGCAAAAATTTTAGACATTCCTGAGCTGTTAGAGTTAGCAGTAGGGTTTTGGAATGAATCACCAACATACCAACAAAGACCAATCAATTTAAACAAGGTCAAGACTCAACTTCAGGCTTTAATCCTGTATCCATCACAAGGCTGTGTATTGGTAGTCAAAGATGATAATGAAAAAATACTTGGTGGCTTTTTAGGTGGACTACAAGAAGAGTGGCAGTCAGATAGTCTTATGGCTTTTGATTACTGTTTATTTGTTAGCTCTAATAATAGAGGTAGTAGAGTAGCTTATCTTCTTATCAAAGCCTTTCTTGAATGGGCTAAAGAAGCAGGAGCAACATGGGTACAGTGTGGTACAGCAACTAAGATAAATACAGAAAAAACAATAAGCTTCTACAAGAAGTTTGGCTTTGAACATACAGGCTCATTTCTTGAGATGAAGCTATAAAACACATAATAAAAATAATAATGAGGTAAGTATGGCAGTCGCAGGAGCAGCAGCAGTTGCATATTGGGCAGCAACAGCTTTAGCCGTAGCAGGCACAGCATATTCCGCATATAACGCTAGACAGAT